ATTACAAATAACTTTGATGTGGTTCCCCATAACAAAGTCAGCAACCAATTCAGGCGCAACCAGCTTAACAAAGGTAAAGAAATCAGTCTTACCCTTGGCTAACACATAATTTATTAATTGGTCTCTTAATTCTGCAGACGGCAATTAAGGTTTACCACCCTCTATTAGCTTTAGACCTGCGATATCAGCTAGCTTGTCGATATCCTTTTTTATAGCTTCCTCGTCATTTCCTGAGTCGAGAGCACCATGACGAATTTTCTGCTCTGAACGATCTATAAGCATCCCTAGATGTTTGCCCACAAATTCCATAGCTCTGTTGGCATTGGCAAAATCATTCTCTTCAAGGGATTTATCGTATATCTCGTTGAAACGATCCAAGACCTTGTTGGCGTTAAATTTAATTTTATCGATGGTCGCCTCCCTTATCTCGTCTATACGCGCCTGAATCTTGGGGCTATTTAAAAGAGCCTTGGCATTACGCTCACGAAAGCTCTTGTAGCCTGCTTTCTTATAGGCTTCCGGCAAGTCTCCGGTACGCATATATTCTAAGCAAAATTTCTCTTGCCGCGCAGTTAATCCGCTAAATTGCAAACCTCCCCTGGAAGTCGGTTCTTCTAGCATACCTTTTCTCCGTTTCAATTCCCAGCGAATACCCTCTACATCACGACCATTGGGCTTTTTTCGCAATTTGACCAAATGCGCATAAATATCTACAAGTTCATCGGTACTATATTTTCCGTAAAGCACATGGGGTTTATGTTTCATGGGCTATTCTACCACTTCTAGACGGAATTTACGAGACCTTCTTTTGCAAGAAGTACGCCAAGCCTTACCATCTCCCTTATCCAGGCCATATATCTGAATGCTATGTTGCTTAAGGGCAGGCTTGAGACGGCGCAAATTATCGAGAAGCCACTTAACATTAGAAGGTATTGTCTTGGGAGGATAATTTTTGACGGTGTAGCATAACTGCACAAAATCGTCATAGGTGCCTTCGAATATCTTTTTCTCGGTCATTACCTCCACAAGTAACTTGGCGAAAGGATCGACATCTATGACATTTGTAGTTGTCGAGAGACGATTATTATTATAGATATCAAGAAACTTTCCTGATTCCCAACCCAAGGCTTCAGCACCTGCCTCTACCCACTGAACTACAGACCTGAATCCCAAGGTCGCATTCACATTCAGATCATACTGCTTTCGATAACATACAGAAAGGACATTCAAAAGACCGCCCAGGATTTTAGCTTTATCCTTTTCAAAGGCGTCCAGTATCTCCTTAATACTTCTAGGGTCTTTAAAGGGTGAATCATCCAGATAAATTGCCATGACACGGCGAGCCAAATCATCCCTCTCCACCAAGTCGGGAATACCGTTTAGAATTACGGGACGAGTAACAGTATACTGATTAAGACCATGATTAGTATAAAGAGCCCGTTTCATTATGGTAAGGCCTGTGGCGATCTTACACAGGGTATCAGACATATCTCTCTTTATATTGGATATATTGTCATATACCAGTACATGCCTCGCACGGGCTGCTACAGCTATATCTTCCTCTCCCTTCGGAAAGGTCGCGGCAGTGTCGTGATGAGGGTCTATGAGGGCTAGGAGGATGTTACAGATGGTAGTCTTGCCGGAGCCTTGGACACCAGATATAGAGAGGACTGGATACTCTTTTTCTTCGCGCATAGAGGCCAGAAGAAAGCCTACAATTAAAGTCCAATTGACATCGGAAAGCTGCGAGCCTCCGAGATATTGGCGCAAAAGTCCCAGGTCACCATTAGGGTCAGGCTCTTCATAACTCTGTGCAGAATTAGCTCTTATAAGAGGAACTGAGTCTGGTATGGACTCGACAATTTCCCAACCGTCTCCATCTAGACGAATGGCGCGAAAATCCTTATCGCACATATTATACCAGAGGGCATTACCTACATGCTTTACGCGGACCATAGGTATTACAGGCTTTCCCATGGCACGCGCCTCATTTAGAAGCCAGCTATAAATAGTCTGTAAAGCTATCTTAGAGGGTATTCGATGGCGCATCCTCTTATATGTGGTCTGTATATGGTGAGTGAACATGGCTGATTCAACAGGCCAGAGAACTTTTTTGTTGCCTGTGCGCCAAGAAACATAGGGTATGTCATCGTTGCCGACATAAAACTTTGTGCTAGCTAAGATGCGATCTGCTACAAGGGTATTAAAATCTTCTACTTCAACTTCGGGGTTCTCAGGTATCTCTACCATTATTTCCTCTTGTGATCTAAACCGGGTTAGAATATACTCCATCTCGCCAACGGGACGGGGCCTTTCAGCAATGGAGGGCTCTTTCTTTTTCGGGTCTTCAAGGTAGCAGCCCCAGAAACTGGTGTCAACCTCCGACAGCCTCCGACCTAAGTACTTGAAAAATAACAATTGTCGGCGGCAGCGGGTCGTTCGGAGGATGTTTTTCTGATATATATATATATTTTCTTTTTTCTAAAGAAGTTGACGCCTCCGACCCTCCGAACCTCCGACAATGTAATGAAATCAATGACTTAGTTCGGGTCGTGTCGGCGGCAAGCTAGATAAGTATTTGATTTTATTGGGAAAAGACGACCCGACAAATAATGCTGATGGAAGTGGTGTAGAGCGGGGAGCCTCAATTGATCACCCGAAAAAATCAATTCTAGTCTCTCGCGTCATATGGCCGCATAACCCGCCCTACGCTATACACGATATATCATTAAATACTGGTGGTCAAGCGATCCGAAAAAAAAATGCTGGAATGTGCTAAATTTTTTTCACCTCGTATTCCCCACAACAACACACCCCCCTGTTTTTCCTTCCCCCGGGGGCCCTCTCGATGCCCAGACCGGAAAGAACAAACCATGAACAGACTAGGGCAAAAAAAAGTCCCGCCGATCTCAGTTTTACCTGAAATCGACGGGACAATTTCACCAGCTTAGAAAGTCTAGCCTAGTGACAGCTTTCCGCGCTTCGGGCGTTGTCCAGAGGCGTCGAGCTTTACCTCTTCGAGCAAGTTAGCATCCACCAAGGCGTCGGCATCGTGGAGCTTTATGTAATACCCTCCCATAAAGCTCACCAAGTCGAGGTCCATGCCCTTGAGGTCTCCGGTGCCCTTAATCGATGTTAGGGTACCGTAGCAGGTGCGGCTTTCGTTAACCTGCTCAAGGTGAAGAACCATGTGGATATCACCGTTTCCGGTGAAATTGAAGCGTACTTTTTTGGCCGTATCCGCCATAAGCTTAGTACTCCGGGCATTGTTGCAGCCCTTATGCCGTTAGTGGCTTCCGAGTGACCGCGCCCATTGTGTTGCTTGCGGTATCGCTCCCGTGCCGAAAGAATGGCGTCTAGACGGGTTGTGCCAGTTGGCCCCTTTCATGTAAGCGCTCAGCCCTAAGTTACAACCCCCAGGTGAAATTATTTCTGTTCCTGCTTTGTTCCCTCAGTACAGTTTAGCGTAGCTCTAAGCCCTAAGTGTCTGAGATGTAAGGATATTATATATTACTTTCAAACCGGCAACCATGTACGCCTAACACCTATGGTTGAACAATCAAACCGGAACATAAGGCGAACATCAAACCGGATAGTGGGCCAAAAGAACAAAAGGTGAACAAAGGAACAAAAGGTGAACAGTTCGGGAACAAACCGGGAATAGTGTTGCAAAAATGTCACTGTCAAGCAAAAACTGCTCGGATCGGAAATAAAGTTGGGGAAAACGGGAACAGAGGGGGAACAAAGGGGGAAGAGTGTGGCAAGGATGTCACAGTCGGAGAGGAAAACGAACCGAGTCGTCCCTTTGGGAATTGACGCGATTTCCCCAGGTGGTACTGTCAGCCCGCAAATTTGATTAACCCAATAACTTAGGAGTTACAGACAGATGGCACATAGACAGATAAACGGCTGGTTCGAAGGATCAAACGGCGGCGAATACTTTGAGATGGGCGGCGAATCCCTTAGGACAATCGCCCTGGCAATGATCAAGGAGTTTGGTGCAGATGAGGTATGCGGCGTTGATATCGAGGCCGAAGACATTCACGGCGACGATGTATCCCAAGCGCTGTACCATTGGCTTAACCCACGCTCAGTATTGGAGGCATGAAGGATGCGATTAATGCCATACACGAATGCCGAAAGAATGGCGTTGCCTGAGCAGACTGAGGCACAACGTGCATTTGCTAATGCCTTAGACGAGGGACGCTTATCCCTTGATGAGAGTGCTTGGAACTATGTCGGCCACTATATGCACATGGGCCGTAGTCCGGATGGACAACACGAATCTTTTAAGCACCGGTTAACCCGGGAATACCTCAAGCCTCTAGGAGAAACATCATGACAATATGGCATTTTGATACCACCGGAGAAGCCTATGACGCATGCCAGTGCGATGACAGGCTGAAGGACGGCGATACCTTAGTTTGTGGGCATTGGTGTGACCTGCCTGAGGGATGGGCATGTGGGTGGGGGCAATACGATACCGTCGTTGGAATTGTTAGCACTTGGCCGACTGCCGTGACTAAGATCAACGGGCAACTGCACAAATTCAAAGACCCTCACACCGTTCAATTGAATGCAATGAAGGAAAGCGCAGCGTTTCATGGGGTTATGGAGGCGCTAAAGATTGCCGATAACATGGGCTTAGAACTTGACGACGGGTTTGTTTGCCCACGCATCGTTGAGGAAATGCATTTGCCTGATAAAGATTTCTCCGGCCTTGCCAATGGGGGTACACGGAAATGAGTACTATAACACCAGCATATGGCCGTGATTATACCTCAGCGAAACAAGCCAAGCGCGATTGGCATGATGGTAAAGATTTTATCCTTCGCGATATCACAAGTCGTTGGGATGGTAAGCCATGTTCTATTCGTGACTTCAGCTATGGCGCTAACCTGTTCATTCGCTACAATAACTTGCAAGACCTAGTAGCGGTGACAGGTAAATGATTGATTTACTCGTAAGCAATTGGGATTTGGCCGTAGCTCTTGCGGCCCTTCCCTTCATCATGTGGCTTATGCTTTCGCCACGTTTCAAAGACATAGGAGAATTCTAATGCCTCGATTCTTAGGTCATTACATAGCGACTGGCGGCAATACAAAGATTGTCAAGGGCGACAACAACGTCTACCTCACAGCCATACAGCATTTCTTGCCTAGTGATTTATCAGGCCATCAGATGTGTGGCATGGAAGACATAGCAGGATGTCGAAAGGATTGTCTCAACACTGCAGGTAGAGGCCAATCCCCTATGGTAGTAGCAGCACGAACGCGCAAGACCTTAGAGTTTACCGAACACCGTCCCCTATATGATTACCTCATCGACAAAGACCTGACTAAGTACGAAACATTCTGCCATCGCCACGGTCTTCGAGGTGCTGTACGTATGGCAGGGACAGACGATAGGCCTTGGCATAATATCCTTGAGATGGAAGCCTACGACCTGCAATTTTACAACTACACCAAACACTATCGCCGAG